ATTATTATAAATTATTATAAAGATCTATAAATAATTATAAAGTTCTACATATGATTATAAAATAATTATAAATTATTGTAAAGATCTATATATGATTATAAATTATTGTAAATTATTATAAATTATTATAAATTATTATAAAGATCTATAAATAATTATAAAGTTCTACATATGATTATAAAATAATTATAAATTATTGTAAAGATCTATATATGATTATAAATTATTGTAAATTATTATAAATTATTGTAAAATATTATAAAGATCTATAAATAATTATAAAGTTCTACATATGATTATAAATTATTATAAAGATCTATATATGATTATAAAGATCTATAAATTATTGTAAATTATTATAAATTATTATAAATTATTGTAAAATATTATAAATTATTATAAATTATTATAAATTATTATAAATTATTATAAAGATCTATAAATAATTATAAAGTTCTACATATGATTATAAAATAATTATAAAATATTATAAAGATCTATATATGATTATAAAATAATTATAAAATATTATAAAGATCTACATATGATTATAAATAATTATAAAATATTATAAAGATCTACATATGATTATAAATAATTATAAAGGTGTAAAAGATATAATAAAATAATAAATAAATGCCTGTATCTCCATTAATTCAATTAGTATCAATAGGACAAGTAGATCAATATTTATCATTAACACCTCAGTTAAGTTATTTTAAATATGTATATAAAAGGCATACAAGGTTTGCATTGGATAATTTAAAATTAAATTTTGATAGTACAACAGTTCCAAGGTTAGGTAATTCTGAAAATATATGTATAAAAAAGATAGAAAGGCACGGTGATTTATTAAGTAATTTAACATTAGTTGTAAGGATACCAGAAATAAATTCACAAAAAGATTATAGATTTCGGTGGATTGATAATTATGCAACTTTATTAATAAAAAAAGCGGAATTATTTGTAGGTAGTCAAGGAGTAGCTATAAATACTTTATATGGTGAATGGATGGTAATATGGAATGAATTAACATTATCTCCAGAAAAAAAACATAAATATGATATTATAACTGAAAATGTAGCAAATTCTTTAAATCCAAGAAGATCAAATAAACAAATAAAAATAACAAAAAATAATCAGATAGAATATGAATATTATCCGAGTAATCCATCAATAAAATCAAAAAGAATAGGGATACCTTTACCATTTTATTTTTCAAAGAATCCAGCATTAGCGATACCATTGTGTGCTCTTCAAACAAGTGAAGTGATATTAAGAATAGAATTTGAAAATGTAGAGAAGTTATATCAGGTGTATAATAAAGATTTGGATAATGGTATTGGTGAAGCAAAAGGAGGATATGTAAGTCCTTTATTTCATCCAGATAACATAACGATAAACGATTTTGTAAGATCAGAGCAATTAGATTTAGATGCATATATAGAAGCACAATATGTATATTTAAATGAAACGGAAAGGAAGTTAATAACAGTAAATCGTAGGAATAATGTATTTTTGGTAGAGAATGTGTATAAGAAAGATACAACGACGAATAGTATAACAACATCAATAAGTTTAGATTTAAATACACCAATAAAGGAGATAATATGGGTATTAAGGGAACAAAATAATATGAATAATTATAATTTAAGGACAACATATAATTTCGAGAATAAAGAGATATTAAAGAGTGCAAAGATATTATGGAATCGATCGAATGAAAGAGTAGAAGAAAAGGATGGAGTATTTTTTAATAAAATTCAACCTTATATACATCACAGTAATATACCAAAAGAAGGAATATATTGTTATTCATTTGCATTAAGTCCAGAAAAATGGCAACCATCTGGATATTATAATCCAGGTGGTAAGTTTCCAATAAATACTTCAATTGTATTGGAATTAAATGATGAAGTAAAAGGAAAAATGTTTGATGTGGATATTTATGCTTTACAATATAATATATTTGAAATAATAGGTGGAATGGGTGGATTTAAATTTAGTTAAAAATGTGTTTAAAAAATAAAGATGGAAGTATTTACATTAATAATATATTTGAAATAATAGGTGGTATGGGTGGATTTAAATTTAGTTAAAAATATGTTTAAAAAATAAAGATGGAAGTATTTACATTAATAATATTTATTGTAATAATATATTTATTATATATATTAATATCAACAATATCATCATTACGAAGTGAAGTGTATGAAATGAAAACGAAATGTATAAAGAATGTTTATAAAAATAATAAAGAAAAATTAAAAGAAGATGAAGTATTGGATATAAAGAAAGATTTAACAGATAAATATAATTTCTTTACAAATATGTTTAAAAAAATGATATAAACAATTATTTTTATTATACCATAACATAATGCCTCGAAAAAAAATACAAAAAGAAGAACCTTTAAAAAAGAATATAGAAGAAATATTAGGTAATACTGAATTAAATGAAAATACAATTATAAAATTACCTTTAACTGATAGTTTTTTAAGGGATGATATTGCAACGGATATAGAACCAACGGGTTATGATAATGGTAATTTAGAGAATTTTTCAGAAATAACACAACAAGAACCAATAAAGAAGAGTTTATGTTTATGGTGTAGGTATGATGTAAATGATTTTGTATGTGGGATGCCAATACAATATGATTCATTGACAAATCATTATACATTATATGGTAATTTTTGTTCTTTTGAATGTGCATCAGCATATAATTTTTCAAAGAATACACGTAGTGATCGTGTATGGGATATAAATAATATGATAAATATGATGGCAAAATCATATGGTTATGAGATACCGATAAATCCAGCACCAAGTTATGAATTGTTAGATATATTTATGGGAACAATGGATATAAAAGAATTTAGATGTGTGCATAAAAAAACGGATAAGTTTTATGCAGTAAATATTCCACCTCATTCATATGTGCCATCTGTAGCTGAAATATTAAATACATCATATATAAATAATAATAAAAAGAATATAAAAAATGTTATAGAAAAAATGATATAAACTTATAATTTATAAAAAAGATAATGGATTTATATTTTACAAAATATCGTATATCAACAATAACAAGTAATGCAAAATTATTTATTAAAGATGTAGAAGATTTTAAAATAAATTTGATAGAATTATTTAATAATATTACGATTAATTGTGATGATTTATGTGAATCATTTGTATACACATCTAGATTTGATAATAAAGATAGTATAAATAAGATTGTTCGTGGAAATTATGCAAAAAAGAAAAGAACTGTTCAACATAAAAGAACATTTGATAATCAGATATCTTTTGTATATAAAGTTAGAGCAAATTATTATGTGAATGTTAAAGTATTTCAAAATGGAAGTTTGCATATAACTGGTAGTAGAACTATAGAAGATATTGATATACCTTTAAAAGAATTAGTAAATGAAATAAAAACAAATAAGATAAATATATTTGAAACGATCGATAATTTAGAATATGGTAATATTCAGATTTTAATGATAAATACTGATTTTAAGATATTTAAAGATATTGAACATACATCTAATTTTTCAATTAAACGTAGAACTTTACATACAATATTAATGAATGATTATAATATGATTGCAAGATTTGATCCATCAACATATCCGGGTGTGAAAATAGAATATTGGTGGAATGATAAAAACAATTTTAGAGATGCATCAGTTCATTATGATATAAGGAATGTTAAATCAAAATCAAATGTTAAAGATGGTGTTAAGAAAATAACAATTGCAGTTTTTGAAAGTGGTAGTATATTAATAACAGGTGCGATTACTATATCACAAGTAGATGAAACATATAATTTCATATGTAATATAATAGAAAAAAATAAAGATTCAATTTACTTTAACATTTAGATAGTTCTTCTGTATTATTACCTAATCTGGTATAAGAAGGATTATGTGTTTTAGCATAAAATTGTGACATATATTTAGATGATGTGGGTTCAATGTGTGGTGGTGCCCAATCTTCAGCAATATTAGCGGCATATAATCCTAAACCAGGATCAGGTGCTTTAAGTTTAATATTATTTAAAGAGTTCTTATTACAATCTAAAAAACTAAATTGTAGTGCAGAAGTCATTTTTATTATTCTATTATAAAATAAAATGTCAGATGGATTAAGCAATGATGAATTAATAGAAACAGTAAAAGAAATAAGATCAAGGACTGATAAAATTAAGAAGAATGAATACGTATATTTTAAATCACGTTATGAACATTTATATAAAATGATAACAGATAAAGATTTAGATTTTGATGAAGAATCATTTAGTAAAATGTTAAAACAAAGAGAAAAAGTGTTATCAGGTTCAAAAGATATAAAAAAAGGTTCAGAAGAAATAAGCACTGAGTTTTTTCATAAATATCATCCTAATTTATCGTAATATCATATAAAGATATATTCCATTTATCAAGACAATAATGTCTCTAAATAATATAATTAAAAGAACAAAAGAAATTAAAAGAGAAGATATATCGTGGAATAATACATTATTACAAGTTTTACGTGAAAATCATTATTGGCCTTCAATTCAAACAAAGAAATTTTACAATAGTAATAATTTAATATTGTTGCATAATACTTATAAAAGAAAGGATGTTGATTTATTCATTGATTTATATAATGAATGTCGTAGTGTAATTTTAGATTTTTCATCACCGAATGTAATATTATCAAAAGCATATAACATTCCGGAAACATTGAAATATGAAGATGTAATTGATAAAGATGATATAGAATGTAGTATTGCTTATGATTCAACATTAGTTTATGTATATTATTATAATGATCGTTGGATATTGAATACAAGTACTTGTACAAACATTGATTATTCAAAATTTAATCATCCAACAAAGAATTATGGTGAAATGCTTAATGAAGCATTACCAATAAGTAGAAATGATTTTTTATTAAGTTTAGATAAAAACAATGTATATACATTTGGTATAATACATTATGAGAATAAAAAATATGTAGATTATACAAATGAATTTGGAGAGAATTATAAAAAATTAATATTGTTAAATACAAAAGAAAAATATAGTGATAAAGATTTAGATGTAAGTTTAGGTAATGGTATATTAATACCAAAGAAAGTAAATTTAAAAGATGGTTTAAAATTGAATAATATTTATGGATTATTATTTAAAGAGAATAATAAAAGATATAAAGTAACTTCAAATAATATTATTTTTCAAGAAGAAACGGATTTTGGTTATCCAAATGTATGGCGTAATATGATATGGGTTTATCAAAAGAATATGGAAGATTTTCATATATCAGATTATATAAAAACATATAATAAAGTAATTGATTATCCATTAGATAATAATGGTGAAAAATTAGATCCTACATATTTAATACATACAACGATGATAACAATGAGAGATATATTATATAATTTATATATAACAACCACTGTATATTATAAAAATTACAATCGATTTAAAATGTCTAAAGATATTGATAATAAATTACCACCTATTTTACAATATCATTTAGCACAATTAAGAAGACAACAGGTAACAATATATGTTGAAGATACGATAAGTGATAAAGAAGTATTTTGTTATTTATGTTATAGTAATCCTATAAAAAATATAATAGCATTAATTAATTTTTTTGCTACAAATTCAGGTTATGATTTATCAACAAGATCATCATTATGTTTTACTATTTTAAATAATTTATTAATTTAAATTGTTTTTTTAAAAATACACCATCTATTTAAGAAACTAAATGTTTTTAAATTATTATCAGTATCAAGATTATCTAATATTGATTTTTGTCCTTTTTGTTGATAATTAAGATTATCAGTTGTTAAGGATGTTCTTTTTTTATTAAAAGTTTCTTCAAAGGTTTCAGTTTCAGATAATATAATTTTATATTTAGAGAGTTTAGAAATTAATATATTAAGATCAACGAGATTTTCAGAAATAAGTCTTCCAGTATTTTCAATAAACACATCAATTTTTTGATTATAAGGAGATGATTGATGAATATTATAATTTCTTTTAATAGCCCATACAACAGCTCCAGTTTGTGTATCTTTACCTACTGCTTTATCATTTGTTTTTAATATTTTTTTTACATTTATATTATCCATAAAGGTTAATATAAATTTACCATTTTCAGCAATATTTTCAGCAACATTGCGAATAAATCCATCTAACATATCTTCATTTTCAAAGAAATAATGAACAGAAAACATACAAGATACAACATCAAATGTTTTTGGAAAAAACTTAATGAAATTAAAATCAGATGAACCTTTATTGTTAAAAATATATTTTAATAATTCTTTGCTTTCATTATCATCAATTCCTTCAGAAGCTTTACCATTTCTAATTGATTTTGAACAATCACCAGCTACAAATAACATTGTAAAATATTTTGTTTTATTTTTAGAATTAAGGAATCTACTATAAGCACCTGCTTTTGCATTTGTAATATTATCTAAAGTATAATCAATACCTAATACATTTGTAAAGTTATTATCAATCCAACGATTTAGATCAGATGCTTGACCACAAGCTAATTCTAATAAAGACTTTTGTTTTGAACTATTTGATTTTACATCTACTTTATATAAATCAGCTTTAATGATATGATTATGAAATTGATTCATTTTATTTGAAATTAAATTAAAAGATGATATAGATCTTTTATAATAAACATCTAAACCTGTTAAATATTTTTTTATATTTATATTTATATCTTGTTTTCCACATATCATATCAGTTGATACTTCATTTGTTATAGAACGCCAAATATTCATAGCAACAAAATGACTATTTGCGGTTTTATTAATTTCACCTTCTCCAAAATTATAAACTTTATTCTTATCATGTCTTATACGAAGAGGTATCCATCTCTTTTGTTTTGCTAATAATTCTGTTATATTATCATATGCAAATTCAACTACTGAATGATTCAATATTTCTTGTTTATCTTTTGTAAAACACCGATTATTAATATCAGTTTCTATATATACAGATTGTAATCCATCAACTTCAAATTGTTTTAAAGTGTATGTATTTTCCGTAGATCTTTTAACATTTTTATATATATAATTTAAGCCTTGTTTTACAGATATAGGTTCCATATCAAGATTATTAAGAACTACATTTAATGAATATTCTTTATAAGTTTTACCATCTGATGATAATTTACTTATACCTTTTTCAATTACTATAAAATCAATCGTATTTTGATCAGGTGGTTTCCATTTTAAAACTTTATTCCAACTTAAATTATTTATGTTATTTAATTGAACTGATTTATTAGCATAAGATGCAAATACGGGTATCTTTATAGGTGTAAAAATCAATCCATCAATATGATAATCATATGTATCAGTATTTGATAATATTTCATTACAATTATTTAAAATATTATCAGATGTTAATTGTTGTTTTATAGTAATATCGTGACTATGTTTATGTTTTATAGATTCTAAGATTTTTTTCATATAATCATATCTTGAAATAGTTTTATTATCATCCAATAATGGATGAATATATACCTCTTTATTTTCATAATAATATATATCAAAGATTGCAAAAAGATCTTTCGTATTATTTTTTAATCGATTTTGACATAATACCAATTCACCATCTAAAAGACAATTTTTAGCTGTTGTTGTAATATTGCAGCCACGAACTTGTTTACTTGATGTTTCTATTAAATAACATTTACTTTCATTATCAATATATAATAGAAAACGTTCTCCATCTGCTTTTTCTGTTACTGCATAATTTTCAAAAATAGAAGTTACACCATATTCTTCTATAGAAGCTAAATTATGTTTTTCTAAAGTTGCTGGTTTAGGTGCAATCATAACAACATTATTTTGTAAATCTTTTTTTATAACATTTTGGGTAAAAATAGATTCTGTTAATTTTTTATATTTATTTAGGGTATCTTGTTGTTCCTCTTTTTTCAAAGGAATTATATTATTATCCAGTATAAAATGCAATTCACGTATATAATAATCTTGATCTAATTTTTCATTTGAAATAATAGAATATACATATTTAGGATTCTTTGTATTAAAAGTTATATTTTTAAAGTTTTCATTAAATTGAATTCCTTCCGTAATAACTTCACACTTATAATACAATTTTTGATTAGTTTTTTTCTTATAAATTAATTCTTTTTTCATTCTAAATTGTTTTATTATATCTTTAATATCATCATTATCATCATCTATTGTTAAATATTCAATTGTTTCTTCTTTTATTGTAGCATTATAATCATATTGATCATTTACTTCTTCGTTTTGTGTTATTATATTATATTTTGTTATAAAATCATTATGAGGAATAATATTAGTTTTTCTATAATTTTTAATTTGTAATTCATCTGTTATTTTATAAATACTATCATTTACAACAATTTCTAAAAAACTATTTGACGTTGATAATGTAAAATTATTATTGATAAGAAATGAATGAACATTATTAAAGTAATTAAGATTCTCATTTTCAATTAAAATAATATACATTTATTATATAAGTCATCTTATAATCTTAAATCATTTTTTAATAATAAATTTACTATTTTGAGTTTCACATATATTTTGTTTTCGATATTCAAATGAAATATCCAGTAAAAAAGAAAATAATTTGCATATATATATATTCCATTTATCTTGTGTTATACCATCCATTATTAATGATACACCACGTTTTGTATATTTATTAGTTATTTTTTGTGTAGCAATAAAAATAAATAATTTATTTTTAATAGTATCATTATCTTCATATAAATCTAATGATTGTTTAAAAAACTCTAAAGGTGATATATTTTTATTTTCAATTTTATTTATTTTGATTACTTGTTTATTTTCTTTAACATCTTCTTGTTCTTTAGATTCTTTAAGATCTTCTTGTTCTTTAGATTCTTTAAGATCTTTAAGATTTTCTTGTTCTTTAGATTCTTTAAGATCTTTAAATTCTTTAAGATCTTTAGATTCTTTAAGATCTTTAGATTCTTTAAGATCTTTAGGATGTTCTTGTTCTTTAGATTCTTTAAGATCTTTAAATTCTTTAAGATCTTTAGATTCTTTAAGATCTTTAGATTCTTTAAGATCTTTAAGATTTTCTTGTTCTTTAGATTCTTTAAGATCTTTAAGATGTTCTTGATCTTTAGATTCTTTAAGATCTTTAAGATGTTCTTGTTCTTTAGATTCTTTAAGATGTTCTTGATCTTTAGATTCTTTAAATTCTTTAAATTCTTTAAGATCTTTAGATTCTTTAAGATCTTTAGATTCTTTAAGATGTTCTTGTTCTTGAATATCTTGTATATCTTGTATATCTTGAATATTTTGATGATATTCAAAATCTGATATATTTTTAGATTGTTTATTAAATTGATATTTAATTGGTTCTTTTGAAATAAAATTATTAACATTAATTATAAAATCATCATCACTATTTGAACTATTTGGAGTATCACATTGTATATCTTGAAATGTAATTATCCATTTAGTATCTGAAAAAAGTCTAGTACTAAAAGATACATTATCAATATTTTGTTTAAGTAATTCCATAATTATATTAATTATATTAATTAAGTCTTATATGGTGTATCATAATCTAAATTATTATCAATTTGGTTATTAAAAATAGTATTTTTAATAGTTAGTTTTTTCTTTAATATATAAAATTTCATTGTTGAACTAACTTTATTTTTGATAATTGGTAGAACAGATGTATCTTCTTCAGATTCAACTTGTTCAATAATTTGTTCTATATTATCAATTTTAATTTCTTCATGATCATCAATATTATGAAGATTATTTTTAATAATATTATTTTTAATATTTTCATATTCATTAATATTTTGTGTTAATTTTCCACAATATATAATATAATTATATATCAAATCAATAATACTGGGTTCTAAACGTTGTAAATCAACAAAAATACCATTAATATTTTTTGAAAAGTTTGCATTATTTTTTTTAATTATATTATATATTTCTTGATATTCAAATATTGAACATTTATCTATTTCTGTTTTAATAATTTGGATTTTAGTTTTTGTATCCATTTGTATATATATTATTAAGTTTATTTTCTATATAATTATCATTTTTATATTATTAATCATCATCATAATCATTATCATATTCTTCATCATCATCAATATCTAAATCATCATCATCATCAGGTTCTACTTCATTTAAATCAATAATGGTGGATTCTTTATTTTCTATTAAATCAATCATAGTTCCATCATCTATAATTTCATTATCTAATTCATCGTCATCTACTTCATCTAAATCATCAGGACTAATAACTTCTATAATTTCATCAGTTATAGCAGTATTACTAACAATCATATCAACTAATTCTTCAGGATCATCATCTTGAATAATATTTGGATCATTAACAACCATTCCAATAACAACAATTTTAGTATCATTATAATGATATCTTTTTCTACATATTTTAACATAAATATTATCATTAATATTAAGTTCTTGAATATCATATTCATGATTTAGTCCTGCGGTTAATTTAGGTATAATAATATCAATAATAACCTTATCATTATCTTTAACTTCAGCTTTAAAACCTGCATTATTACTTGATGTAATAGTTGCTTTTAATACTGTATCTATAGATGGATTGCAAATTAAAGCGCAACAAATAGCTTTAAATTGAAAAGAACTATTAAAATGTTCTTTCATAGCAATTCCTGGAGATCTTTTTATAATATTAATTTCTTTAATATAACCATATTTTGATATTTTATTTTCATATTTTTCTTTTATTTTTTCTAGAACAGCATTATCAATAGTATCATTGGATAATTGTAATAAAGATACATTGATTAATGTATTAATTTTATATTTTTTGAATATATTAGTCATAATTTAATATTAAAGATTATTTTTTCATTTTTATATAAGGGATAATTAATAAATTTCCTTCATTATAAAATTTTTCAGCAATTTTAATACATTTATTTAATTTAGTGGAACTTGGATCTTGATTTAATATTTTATTAAGTTTAGTAGTAGGTTCTGTCATACAATTTGTTCCTCTATTTTTACCAGAAACTATTTTGAATATTAATTTTTTTGTTAAATCACCTTTTGATTTAACAATTAAACCAATATTACCATATAGATCTGTTGATTTAACATTTTGTTCAGTATATTTTCCAATAGTTTTAATATTTTGATGTATATCTTTTAATGGTGGTGGATTATTAGAATTAAATAAATCAAAATAATTATTATCAATAATGATTGAATGATCAACAAGTATATTATATAATTTAGTATATTTAGTTTTATTTTGAATTATATCGATTGCTATATCATCCCATATAGTATCATCAATATACATTAAGAATCTATATAATAATTCAAAATTTTCATATTTACTTTCAAAAATACTGATATCATAATTAATAGATTTATTTGTATTAACTTTTTGATTATCTTTTAATGCAATTTCAACAATTTCTTTATTAGGAATATCAATTATTTTTTGTATTCCATCATTATTAAATATTAATAAATAATTTGCAATTTTATTAGGAAAGATTACATTATTAATAGCAAGATCTAAATATCTTTTATCATTACATTTTACTAATAATTCTTGATATGAAACATAATCTTTAGTTTTCATCAATTCTTTTATAATATTAACATATCGATTACTTAAAAACATAGTTTCTTCACGAACATTACCATCATCTAGTTCATCGTTATCAATGGGTTTAGTATATTCTATATTATTTTGACCTAAATAAAAGTCTCTTTCGTTATTTTGTGAGGTAGTAATTTTAATAGGATTAACATTTTTAAATAATGATTGTGGAAATATATTTAATTTTTCATTAATACGATTATCAAATGCATTTTTTTCAATAATAGAGATATAATGTTTAGTATTTTTAAATTTTTCAATGGCAATATTATATGCGTGTTCATCTGGTGATATTTTAGATTTATTTTCAAAAATACCACGATATACAAAAACCGAAATATTTCTAAGATTGAGTGGAAGTTTAATATGACTACATCTACGAAAGCCTCTTCCAATAATTTGTTCGTGTCTATTAAAATGATACCAAGGATCTAAAATATGAATTTCTCTAACATTAAATATAGATAAACCTTCACTAGCTTTTTTAGTAATTAAAAGAACTTTTAATTGTTCTCCATATATATTAGTATTATTATTGATTAAACTTAATATATTACTAATATTCTTAGAACTTCCTACATTATTAATAAATTGATTATTTTCACTTGCAATTACAGCATATTTTAATTTAGATTTTTTAATAACAGAGGGGTCATCTAATAAATTAAAGTCATTAGAAGATTTTTCAACAAAACGTGAATAACCCAAATATTCTAATGCTAATGCTAGTTGTAAAATACCATATTCAATAAAAGTTGAATAAATAATAACAATACCAGTGCTTTTTTTTACATAATCCATAATTTTAGATATTTTAGGTGCATATGTATAAATATTTTTTTCATTTAAAACTTTAATATTACCAATAGGTTTGTATTTATTATTATTTTGTGAAAAACATTCAATAGGTTTGTATGTTATATTCATATATTTAATACTATTAATAATCTTTGCTTCATTTCCATATTTTTCTTGGCTTTTATTTAATGTTACATTTATAATTCCATCTGGTGTATTATCACGCATAACAGCATCTTCGTGTGATATACGCATTGGATAAACAAAAGGATTTTTGTTATTAATATATGATATATATTTATTAGATAATTTAGCTAATAGATCATCAGTCATTTTAGTAATTTTAGTTTTGCCATCATTAATTAAAAATAAATTAAGTAAATCTTTAATTTCACTAGATTCATTAAACATAGGAGTTCCAGACATTAAAATTAATCTATTATTTTTACCATTTGTTATAGCATTTTCAACTGTTTCGTATATTTTTTTAGATTGTTTATTATCTTTTTCATCATCAATTTCGTCAGGATTTCGTAAATTATGTGCTTCATCAATAATAATAGTTTTATTTTCAATAGTATTTATTTCGCAATAATTAACAAATCCAGAATATGTCATAATATTATAACGTTTTGTGATTAATTGATTTAATTGTGTGGTTGATGATATATCAATAAACTTATAAGTATTTTCGGAACATTGATTAACATTTTGTTTATGAAGATCATAGATGGTATCTTTAAAATTTTGCATTAAAGTTCTAGGTAAAATAACAATAATGGGTGGTTCTTCAAAATTATTATGTCCAATTAAGATTGATTCTGCAATTGAGACTGCAGCACAAGTTTTTCCAGTTCCAACAGTATAAAATAATAAAAGATTATTATAAGGTGTTCTTTTTGATATATATTGTCCAACAAAATATTGAAAATATGCTTTATTAAATACTTGTTTAGAATTAGGACATGCATTTAACATTGATTCATCTAGATTTTCAACAACTTCTATTGTTTTTTCTGTATGAACTGCAAATTCTTTAAGATAATTAATATCAGTATGTTTTGCTTTTTTTAATTGTGTTTTATCATCTGAAATGCTATTTTCAACAGGGGAAATGGATTTTGCTTTAGCGGGTTTTATTTTATATTTATTACATTGTTTTTGCAAATTCTTAAAAATACCAGTTTTGGCATTAACAATAATTTTATGTCCAGTTTTAGGATTAATGTTAGGATTATTAAACCATTTTAAACAATCTTCTTTATTAAATACTTTAGCCATATATTATTTTAATATATAAGTTTAATAATAAATTAAGAAAATAAATGATATAAAGAAATGTTTTTATATTTAAATGATTGCTAGATTTTTATTTAAACCACAATCATTTGTAATTAATTATAATATTTTACTATATACTTAATTTAAGATCATTTGTAATTAATTATAATATTTTAC